TCACAAAGTATCACAACAGGTAACTTGTCTGGTTTGTTTAGCGGCTGGCAACACAGTTTAGAAATATGGTTCAATCCCGGGGCCGGTGGTGCAGTCTTCAGTGACACCGGATCAGGGCCAACCAACACAAGTTATCATACTACAGGTTTAGAAGTCTATCAAACAGGACCATTTTATCTCACTAATGCCATGCTATGGAAAGCCGTCACAGGAGGTGTAACCCGTGTAGGTGGTGGTACAGTCTCTCTCAACAATTGGTATCAGTTGGTCAGGGTCTACAACGGATCAAACACGGCCTATGCCTATTTGAATAAGGTCAAATCTTCTGACACCAGTATAACATGGGGTACTCCAACGCCGGGTTGGTATTTGAATTTTGGAAGCAGTGAAACCACAAACTTTGCCAATGGAAATTCATTTCAGGGCAAATTGGGCGTGATACGCCTTTATAATCGTGTGCTTACCTTAGACGAAGTCACGCAGAACTACGACGTTACCAAGAGTTTATACGGATTGTGATCCAAAAAACTCTTTGATTTTTCCAAAAGATCTTGTATAATAGTGGCATGCTTACGGCCATTCGGGATACCGTTTTACAACTTTTACCTGCAAAAAAGAAATCCACAGCCTCGGGGTGGACGAGTTTCAATGCGCCCTGTTGTGTACACAACGGTGAGAGCGCCGACCGGCGTGGCCGCGGTGGCATCATTGTCAATCCCGAAGGCGCCATTAACTATCACTGCTTCAACTGCGGCTACAAGGCCAACTACACGCCGGGCAGAAATCTCAATTTTCGTTTTAAGCGATTATTGAGTTGGCTGGGCGCCGACGAAAACACCATACAGCATCTCGGCATCGAAGCACTCCGTGTCAAGGAGTTGGTGAACCCCGAAGCTGTCCAAGAAGAGCCTCGCGAAGAAGTCACTTTCAAGCGACGAAGCCTGCCCGAAGAAGCACAAACATTCCAAGCACTCAGCAACTTCTACACGCTCAACGAGGATCGTGCGGTCCCCCAGGAGTTCCACTCAGCAGTGTTGTATGCTGCCCAGCGAGGCCTGGACTTGAGCCAGCATGACTTTTACTGGACGCCCGAGACTGCCTACAATCTCAACCGCAGAATCATCATACCCTTTACTTGGAAAGGGGAAGTCATCGGCTACACAGCCCGTGGCATCACCGACGATGTCAAGCCCAAGTATCACTCCAACTATGAACCCGACTATGTGTATGGCATAGACCAACAGCGACCCGACAGCAAGTTCGTGATAGTATGCGAAGGCCCCTTTGATGCGCTCTCCATCGGTGGTGTGGCTGTGCTCAGCAACAGGATATCCCTGACACAGGCCGAGATCATCGACGACTTGGATCGCGAAGTCATAGTGGTGCCTGATGCGGACCGTGCAGGTTCAGCACTCATTGACGCTGCCATTGAGTACAGTTGGTCAGTGAGCTATCCCGTATGGCAACGGGACTACAAAGACATCAATGCCGCCACAGTGGCGTTGGGCCCGCTGTTTGTGCTCAAAAGCATCTTGGCGGCACGAGTGCGTGGTAGATTAAAGATCGAGTTACATCGGAAAAGGCTATATAACTAACCCATGAAAGAATATTCACCAGATCTTCAAAAACTGTTCTTGGAAATGATGCTCCAGGATGCGCAGAACTTCGTCCGCGTACAAAACATCTACAATCCCGAAAACTTCGACCGCAGCCTGCGTGCTGTGGCCGAATTTTTCAAACAGCATGCTACTGATCACAAGACCTTGCCCACACGCGAGCAGGCCAAAGCTGCCTGTGGCGTCGAGCTACGAGAAGTGCCCGATGTCGGAGAAGGTCACAACGAGTGGTTCCTGAAAGAGTTTGAGAGTTTCAGTAAACGGCAAGAATTAGAACGTGCCATCCTCAAAGCCGCAGACATGATCGAAAAAGGCGAGTATGATCCCGTAGAAAAATTGATCAAAGATGCAGTGCAGATCAGTCTCACCAAAGACATGGGCACAGACTATTTCCGTGAAGCTAGGAACGCGATCGAAAGTTACTACGACAACGGCGGACAAGTCAGTACAGGCTGGCCGGCCTTGGACAAGGTGCTCTACGGGGGATTCAGCCGCGGCCAGCTTAATATCTTCGCTGGCGGTTCGGGCTCAGGCAAATCGTTGGTTATGATGAACTTGGCGTTAAACTGGTTACAAGCAGGACTTTCAGGTGTCTATATCTCGTTAGAGCTCAGCGAAGAACTATGTACCTTAAGGACCACCGCCATGTTGTCCAGCATGGGCACCAAAGACATCCGCAAGGATCTTGATACTGCTACCATGAAAGTGAACTTGGTAGGCAAGAAGTCGGGCCGCTATCAGATCAAGGCTCTACCAGCGCAGAGCAATATCAATGATATCCGCGCCTATCTCAAAGAAGTACAGATACAGACCGGAATGCGGGTAGACTTTGTAATGGTAGATTATTTGGATTTGCTGATGCCTGTCAGCGCCAAAGTATCGCCCAACGATTTGTTTGTCAAAGACAAATATGTTTCAGAAGAATTGCGTAACCTCGCCGATGAACTCAACATCTTGCTGGTTACAGCTTCGCAGTTGAACCGTAGTGCTGTTGAAGAGATCGAGTTTGACCATAGCCATATTTCCGGTGGTATCTCCAAGATCAACACTGCCGACAATGTGTTTGGCATATTCACTTCTAGAGCCATGCGTGAGCGCGGACGCTATCAAATACAGGCCATGAAAACTCGAAGTTCCAATGGTGTGGGGCAAAAAATTGACCTGGCCTATGACATTGAGACCATGCGTATCACTGACACTGGCGAAGATCAAGGAGATGAAAAAATCTCTCAAAGCGGTGCATCGTCGATACTGAATCAGATCAAGCCACGCAGTACCATGTCAATGCCCACCGACTCCTCTAAAGTCACAGCAACGGTAAATTCTGGAAGATTGCAGAGCATGCTGGCCAGCCTTAAGTCACAGAAAGAATGATCGAGTACAAAAACATAAGAGAAGTCCACTTGGAAATCTCTACTTTGTGCAATGCAGCCTGCCCGCAGTGTCCCAGGAATTTCAACGGGTATCCTTACAACGACGGCTACCCTGAACTCAACATGACCTTGGCTCAGGCCAAGCAGATATTCCAACCACAATTTCTACGGCAATTGACACGTATACTGATCAACGGCAATTTTGGGGACATAGTGATGAACCCCGAGAGCACCGACATTGTGGCCTATTTCAAAGAACAAAATCCCAATATTAAAGTAGTGATCAGCACCAATGGTGGAGCTAGGAAACGTGAATTCTGGCAGACTTTGGCCAGACTGGATGCCAAGATAATGTTTTGTCTCGATGGGCTCGAGGACACTCACCATCTCTATCGACAGAATACCTCCTGGAACAAAGTCATAGAAAACGCCAAATCATTCATTGACGCTGGTGGATGGGCCATATGGAAAATGATCAAGTTCCGTCATAACGCCCATCAGATTGATGCATGTCGGGCATTGTCTCGGCAATTGGGATTCAGTGATTTCCAACTGTTTGATCAAGGTCGCGACACCGGCCCGGTGTTTGACAAAAACGGCACACTCACGCATGTGCTGGGAGATTACCAGGGAGAGACCGATTTTAAAGTGATGTTTGTTGACTGGAGGTCCGAAAAACAGACCATTGACAGGTACGCACTGGATAAAAAAGTGACCAAAATTTCCTGCGAAACCCAAGAAAAAAGATCTATTTACATAGCAGCCAACGGTGATGTATTTCCATGTTGTTGGACTGGTTTATACCCAAAAAGCTTTGGGCGCGGATCCTATTCCGAAGCCATAAATTCGCAGATATCTCCGTTGATGCACGAAAACAGCGCCTTGGAATTCCCCGTGGAACACTGCATAACATGGTTTAAACGAGTGGAAGATTCCTGGAAAAAAGATCAATACACCCACGGAAGGCTGTATATCTGTGACCAGACTTGTGGACATTGACACATAAATACTAGTCAAATCCCAAAGGGGCAATAATCTTGCAGAAACACACTCGCAGTATACTAGATGAACTTGACTCATTGACCGCCAGTCGCCGAGATCACAGCTCACTGATTGAAAGCCGCGCCACTCATGTAATACAAGGTGCCATCAATCTGATCAATCACATGAAAGAAGTGTTTGATCCAGATACTGCCGCTGAACTCGAGCGCAGACTACTCAACAGTATTCGCTCCCAAGACCCCGCAAAGTTCACCCGAGGGATAAGGAAAACACGCAATGAAAATCAATGATATCATAGTGGAAGCTCCTCGGGTCGTCCCGGCGCAGGCCGCGGCCTTGAAGCAGCGTCGCCAGGCCATGCCACAAAACGCCACTGTGCAGGCACAACCACCTGCGCCACAAACACCCACGGCACAACAACCACCTGCCACACAGACACCTCCTGCACAACAAACACAGACTACTGGGTCTTATGCTGTTGGCAACAAGTTGGGGCAGATGGCCGGTAAGGCAGTGGCCGGAGTCAAACAAGCCGCCGGGGCTGTTACGCAGTCTACTCCTGTGTTGGTGGCCAAGCAGATCGCGAAACAGGCTGCACCTGGAATGGCACATGCCTTGAAATCTCAGACTGGAGGATCCGATCCCATGGGTCTGGGAGGATTCCAAGCAGTATCTTCAACACCAACCGTCAATCCCTCTGTGGCTGTGATGGATCCCGAAACTAAGAAACCCGTGACCTATACCAAACATGGTCAGGATTGGATGGGCCCTGATGGCAACGGGGTCATTGATCCCACAATGATATCTCATCTTGAGCAGCAGTTAAAGGCCAATAGGTCGAGATCGTTGGAACAATGAGACAAGGATTGTTATCAAATGAAAACAACAGAATTTATCAACGAACTCAATGAAGCCCACCCCAACAGTAAAATCTACGATAAATGTTGGGATGGATATCGTAAAGTACCAGGAAAAAAACGCGGCGAAAAAGGTAGCTGCGTCAAAGAGGATGAAGTCAGCATCGTAGATCAAGGCGAATACGATCGCGAAGGTGAAATGGCACAACAAGATCTAAAAACAGCAGCCGACGCCGCCGACGAATTGCGCAGCATACTTGACAGCGACGAAAATCTTCCTGAATGGGTGCAGAGCAAGATCACCAAGGCCGTAGACTATCTTGATACGGCCCGTGACTACATGAAGTCCAAAGAATCCGACCTAGAAGAGACCTACGAAGGCAACGAGTTCTATGAAGCCTATGGCGAACTGTGGTTCAACGAAGATGAACAACTAGACGAGGCCGAGTATCGCGGCCGCAAAGTGGCTCTTGGCAAGCCCATGCGTGGAGATGTCAAGAAGTTCAAGGTCTATGTCAAAGATCCCAAGACCGGCAACATCAAAAAAGTCAACTTCGGTGACCCCGACATGAAGATCCGCAAGAGCAATCCCAAAGCACGCAAGAGCTTCCGCGCCCGTCACAACTGCGCCAATCCTGGCCCAAGAACCAAGGCTCGTTACTGGAGCTGCCGCAAGTGGTAATGCTGTTAGAATTCATCAACACTCTCACCGAAGGTATCCGAATTTCGCACCCCGAGGATCTCGTGTTCTCTGATCGCTCGGCCGGTGCCACACAGGCCTTGGCTGCATTAGAAAGCGTGCCCAACAGTGAGAAAAACATCACGGTCAAGTGGGACGGCTACCCTGCTTTGATCTTTGGCCGCAACGTGGATGGGCAGCTGGTGGTAGTGGACAAGCACATGTTCCTGAAAAAAGACGGATCGGGTCGCATGATCACCAGTCCGCAGGCATTTGCTAACTATGATGCCAATCGTGGTGTCTCCCGGGGAGATCTCTACGAAAAGTTGGCCGTATTATGGCCTGGTCTAGAACGAGTAGTACCTGCCGGTGAGCGTGGTTATTACTGGGGCGATCTCTTGTGGACCGGCTCCTTGAGTCCCATCCGTGGCGAATTCGTGTTCAAACCCAACACCGTTACTTACCGAGTGGCTGCCGACAGCGATCTAGGTCGGCGCATCGCTGCCAGCGTGGGAGGCATAGTGGTGCATCAATGGTTTGAAGATTTTGACACTGCTGCTAAACCCCTGGGCGGCAGCATCGGAAATCTTTCCACCACTGGCCCAGTAGTGATCTTGTCGCCAGAGCTACCCGACACACCCAACCTCAAAAGTCCTGTGCGATTGATTGCCACAGCACGTCGAATCTTGAAACAGGGTGGTGCAGCCATTGATCAACTCCTAGACCCCATCACTTTGCGCGAAAACAAGATATCGGATCTCCCGGCCTTGATGCAACGCTATGTCAATGCCAGAGTCAAAGGTGAGCAAAAGAACTTCGCAGAGTGGATAGCCACCGCAGGCATATCCACGGGAAAAATCAAAACCCTATTAGGCGAGAACCAAGATGGCTACTTGTTCCAAAACGGCCAAGGCGTCACATCGGCATTTGCCATGTTCGATGCTCTCACACAGATCAAACTCAGTTATATACAGCAATTGGATCAACAGCAGTCAACTATTAAAGCATCAGTTAATGGCGCAGCGGGCGGCGAGGGCTATGTGTTCAGTACTCCCGACGGCTTGATCAAGTTGGTTGACCGTGCCGGATTCTCCGCGGCCAACTTTGCCAAGAACCCTTGATTTTTTCCGAGAAGGTAAATATATTTGTGAGACGCCTCGGATGCGTCCATTTAAATTAGGAGAAATAAAATGGCAACAGTATCAAAAGTAAACGGCACCGCAGTGGCCGATATGAATGCAATTGGTCGTACAACCCAGGTTGTTACCCTGAGCAAAACAGGTATCACAGCCGCCGAAGCGACTGCTTGCGTGGCTTTTATTCAACAAACAGGTCTGGTTAGCGCAATCGATCTACAGGCTAACGTAGCTTACGTTCTTTGCGAAGGTGCAACAGTCGAGTCTGACTCCAGCGACTTTGGTGGTGTCACAGGCGTGGCCGGCGCTGTCGTAGCAACATTTTCTAACTAATCCCGGATTAGTCTAGAACTAAAAGCACTTCTTCGGAGGTGCTTTTTTTATGACCATAAGTACTAGCATGAATACCTTGCATTACTTCACTTTGACCACTCTGGTAGACATCACAAGAACTGGAATAATACACGGTGACACCAACGATGTTGAGAGAAATCAACAACGTAACTGGGAATCTGTAGCGCAAACCATTGGGCTAAGGGCCCAACCCATGGAAATACAGGGCCCAAGCATGCAGGAAATTGATGTAGAGGATCTGGAATTCGGAGAGATGTACCGGGGCTCACACCGTGTGTGGGCCATGAGCTTTGCAGTAGAACACATTGATGTCTGGACCGAAAACAACGACCCAGTGGCCGGGCTCCGCAGAGATTTCAACCAGGTTCCTGTGATCACTGGTCTAACCGAAACTGCTCGTTTCATGCTGCCGATATTTTATTCATCGGGCGCGATAAAAAACATATATTTTAAATCACTTTCGCAAGACGTAAATATAAGTTGATGCGATAGGCATACACAGGCACCTTTAGGCACACTTTGGCACATTCACAGCATCGCCCTTAATGAAAAGAGCGAGGAATAACAGTCGATGTCTTCTACTGATATTGAAAAGAAAAGCCTTGAGGCGCACGTAGAACTCTGCGCGGAAAGGTATGAACAATTGGAACACAAACTCACGACTCTGGACAAAAGAGTGGCCAAGATCGAAAGTGGCGTCGACGAAATCAAAGAAGCCATTGGTAAATCTTCGCTGTCACAGTCCAAACAACTTATAACCATTGGAACAACATTGTTAGGTGTAGGCATAACTGCCATTATCGGACTCTTGGTCCATCTCATCAACAAATAACCCGTGAAAATTGTAGAACTACTCAACAAGGTGCAGGTTCCTTTGTCCAATGAAGAAAGCGATGTGCTGAACATCGTGGAAAATCGCGGCGAAATGGAAAAGCCCGATTTCTCAGAGCGCCAACTTTATGTGGCCAATCAACTAGTCAACAAGGACGTCTTGTTGAGAACCAATCAAAATGGCAGAATCCTCTACACCAAAAAAATCTCGTAAAAAACGATCAAAAAAGAATTACAATACTTCATCTGCAGCACAGCTAGATATCGCCACAGATCTGACTGCTGCTTATATCAAACACTGGACCATTGATCGTACTCGAGAGATCCTCAAGACCGATCCCAAACCCATCATCGTACCTACCAAACAGGGATTCATGGTGGGTGGCATGAGTGTGAAACACAACAAAAACACCACCTGGACGGTGTACAATCGCTGGCAAGAACCAGTGGCAACATTCTCTTGGAAAAGCTCTGCCATCACATATTGCGTGATGGAACACCTAAAAAAATACACACTTTCTCGTGAGATACTGTTGCTGGATGCTAGAATGACCAAGTTTGAAGTAGACATGATACATTATCAAAAAAGTCTACGCAATAGCATAGCTAAAAAAGACACCGCTAAAACAGATTTTGTATGGGCTCGGTATCTTTATGCCAAAGCCCAACATGAAGTGGCCAAAAACAATTTGGAAAAAAGTCTAAATTCTAATAAATACTTGAAAGTTTGGGATACTAAATCATGAAACTAACAGAAATAGGTGTGAACAGCACCAAGAAATTTAATCGTGTAATGGAGAGCCGTTTTGGGTTCGCCATCGACTACGATAAACTGACACAGGAAAAAGCGCAGCGTTTAGTCACAGCATTCACTGAAAGCCTTGATTCAATCAAGCGCAGCCATGGCATGCACACCGCTGAAAAAAATCCTCGCTACATGGAATTGCTCATGGTGCGAGAAGGACTCAATCGCTGGTTGGCTGGAGATCAATCTGTGCCCGACGCAGATGTCAAAGTGGTCACTGAAAGCGAAACAGCCAAAAGCGAAGCCATACTTGCTGCCCGCGACATCGTCGACAGCCTGCAAGACATGATGGAACAGGTTGGTAAGATGCAGAATGAGCAGATGCCCGCTCTCTTAGATGCCATACGCGATCAGATCAGCATGGAACAAGCTGACGGGTTCAAAGCCTCTGTGACACCATTGTTGGATACCTTAGCCCAGACTCTGCAAAGCTCAAGAGAGCAGGCCGACCAGGCAGCCCGTGCGTTGGCCGGAGAGCAAGTGGCCGCACCAATGGCGATGCCCGGGGAAGAACCGGCGGGACAACTTCCGGCTCCCGAAACCAGCGATCTTGACACCGACGAGTTTGCAGCCACAGACGCTGCTGCCGGCGGCGAAACCGAAATTGGCAGAGAGCGCAGATAATGCGGATTCGAGAGTTTACCAAAGATTTCGATGATTCCATCATCGAAGACGAAGCCGACAGCAGAGGTGATGCCAATCTCATAACTGCCTTGGAGTTCCTGCGCCAACGCAGCCATGACAGCCATCTTGTACCCAAGGTGCGTGTGGACAGTCTCATCAACATGATCAAAGGCACAGATCAATCTGAATTCAACCTTGACAGCCTGTTGGGCGCATTCAAAACCAACGAAACTGTCAAGAGCCTCATCAAAGACATCAAAGATGACGAGCATGGGGTCAAGTATGTTTACTTGAAAACATTCAGTGATGACAAAGTGGACGACGCACCCACATTGGCTTCGGGCAGTGCAGCCGCGAATCCCGAAAAGACCGTTGACGCCATGGCCCAACGTGCTCTCAAGAATCGTTCATAAAAACAATCGAGGAGCAAGACATAATGGATACACTATTCTGGATCGCAGTAGGCGCTTTTGTTGGTTGGAATTTTCCACAACCATTCTGGGCACGAGCCATACAAGCCAAATTGGTTGACATGTTCAGCAAAAAGCAATAAAATATCCTTTATGGCCTACAGCGATAAAGTATTAGATCACTATGAGAACCCACGTAACGTGGGTTCCTTGCCTAAAGACGACTCAACGGTTGGAACGGGTATGGTTGGTGCGCCGGCCTGCGGTGATGTGATGAAACTACAAATCAAGGTCGAAGATGGCATTATTACTGACGCTCGTTTTAAGACATATGGATGTGGTTCAGCGATCGCGAGCAGTTCGTTGGTTACGGAGTGGGTCAAGGGAAAGACTCTTGATGAAGCTGGTACTATCAGAAACACAGAAATTGCCAAGGAGCTTGCGCTCCCGCCAGTGAAGATCCACTGCTCTATATTAGCCGAAGATGCCATCAAAGCGGCCATAGAAGATTACAAAAAGAAACAACAATGACATTGAAGGTACGCACTTGGCCGGATCCGGTCCTGCTGGCGGCTTGCCGGCCTTGGGATTTTGATCAACCTCCGGTCACAAACATAGATCAATTTGAACAGAGTATGATAGATACCATGCTGGAAGAACGTGGTATCGGTCTAGCTGCCAACCAAGTTGGCTACACGTTTCGTGTGCTGGCCATACACCTACAAGAAAACGGCCAGGTCTTGATCATGTACAATCCCATGATCAAGCACACCAGTCAAGAACAATGGCTGGCACCCGAAGGTTGTTTGAGTTTCCCGGGTGTAGAGCTGGAAATCTCAAGACCTAAATTTGTCACAGCACAGTGGCAAGACCGGGATGGGGAATGGAACGAACGCATGCTTTCATACATAGATGCCAAATGTTTCCTGCACGAGCTCGAGCATCTCAATGGTGGTGTGTTCAAGGATCATGTCAGTGATCTCCGATTCCAAATGGCTCAGAAGAAATCTCAACGATGATCACACTTACTCCTGCAGCCACAGAAAAAATCAAATCCAGTCTAGAAAAGCGGGGTCGTGGTGTGGGAATCCGTATCGGTGTAAAAACCACCGGTTGCTCGGGCCTGGCTTATGTGCTAGAATACGTGGATGATGAAAATCTCGCAGCCATGGCACACTACGATGTCAACGAGATAAAAATATTCGTCGCCCTCGAGCATCGTGTTTATTTGCACGGGCTCACTGTGGACTATGTGAAAAAAGGCCTCAACGAAGGTTTTGAATTTATCAATCCCAATGAAAAGGATCGCTGCGGATGTGGCGAATCATTTAGAGTTTGATTACACAACGATATCAATATTATCCTCTTAACCGGGAAAATGTGGACGGCCAACGGCTGTATGCCACACCCGATGGAGAGAAACTGCCCAGCGTGACCACGATCTTAGACAAGACCAAGCCGCCAGAAAGCCGTCAGGCTCTCAATGAGTGGCGCAAGAGAGTGGGTGCCGAACGAGCACAAGCCATTACCACTGAAGCTGCCAATCGCGGTACCAGGATGCACAGTTATCTCGAGCACTACATCAAAGAGGGACAAATCAAAGAGTGCGGATCAAATCCCTTTGCTTGGGCCAGCCATGCCATGGCGCAAGTGGTCATTGATTCAGGACTCAAAAACGTCAATGAGTTTTGGGGGGTCGAAGTTCCCTTGTATTTTCCCGGAGTCTATGCAGGTACCACAGATTGTGTGGGCCTACATCAGGGCGTTGCCAGCATACTAGACTTCAAGCAAACCAACAAACCCAAACGCGAAGAATGGATCAACGACTATAAATTGCAACTGGCCGCTTATGCTGAAGCGCACAACGAAATACACGGCACACAAATACGACGAGGTGTGGTATTGATGTGCGTAAAACCCGAAGTTTCTGATAGCGGACACGTGATGTCGGAGCCAAAATACCAAGAATTCATCATCGAAGGCGAAGATTTTGACCACTGGCGCCGGGAATGGTGGAAACGGGTAGAGCTCTACTATCTCACAGCGTGAGAGTGATGTTCCTCGCATAAATAGCATTAACACAGGATTTAGCAATGGCCATCATTCAAATTTCGCGCATACAGCACAGGCGCGGTCTACAACAAGATCTACCCAATCTAGCATCGGCTGAACTGGGCTGGAGCCTGGATTCGCAAAAACTCTATATCGGAAATGGTACTTTATCCGAAGGCGCACCTGTAGAAGGCGTCACAGAAATACTCACGCAAAACTCCGACCTGTTTGCCTTGGTGGAAAGCTTCCAGTTCAAGGCACTGCCTGCGGGATTCGTTGCCAACACCTCCGGTGACAACGAAGGTTTCAAGCGTACCTTGCAGGAAAAGCTCGACGATGTAGTCAATGTCAGAGATTTTGGCGCCAAGGGCGACGGACAAACTGACGATACAGCGGCCATCACACGAGCATTGAACAATGCCTATGCGTATTCCAGCACTATTGGTGGCATCGATATGCATCGCACTGTCTATTTTCCGGCGGGATTTTATTTGGTATCAGATTCTATCAAAGTTCCTCCGTTTGTGCGGATACAAGGCGACGGTAAAAGATCCACGGTGATACGGAGCATCCTGACAGAAGTATCAACTATATTCGTGCTGGCTGACAGCAACAATGCTGTGGGGTCAACTCTGGGCTCACAGCCTGGTACCATTGAGACACAAGCTCGGGAATACACGATTTCTGATATTGGACTGCACAACAAAACCGACGTTGATAATCGTTGCTTGACCATCGACGGCGGCACAGATGTACATCTCATCAGAGTGGCCTTCATGGGCAACGAAGATCTAACAGTACCATCCACTGATCAAGGATCAGGAAAGGCCGCAGTTTTTGTTTCAGGAGCCAGCTCGTTGATTCCTTCGCAAAGGATCTATTTCAGTGGCTGCGAATTCCGAGATCACAATGTCGGCGTTGAAATACTAGGCTCAACCAAAGATGTGATACTGAGAGATTGTGTATTCGAAGATTTGTTCCAGGAAACAAAGGTCGGTAACCAAGTCACCGGGTTCATTGTACGCTCGTGCGTGTCTGACAACATAATCGGATCGGTGTCTGACCAGTCACTGGTTGATCGCAGCGGCTCGGCAAATCGTGCCGCCGGAGTCAATGCATCCATGGCCGTGGGCTCGGGTAGCATCACTGGCATGATTGGTGTCGACACATATAAAAATCTAGTCATCGACTATAATATCGTACAAGGTGACGAACATCGCAGTGGTTGTTTCCGGGCGACTAGCAACGGCACAGTCTATCGATATCAAGATGAATACGTGGAATCATCAGATCTTGACATCACTATTTCCGTAAACGCATCCACAGGCGCAGTGACCTACGATAATCAAACATCAGATCCTGCTGTTATTTCATTTACTTCTAGTTATTATCTATAAAATTGGTTTGGAAACTCGACGACGCCGAGCGACTTGCTCGGTGGAAAACTTTTAGAAAATCTTTGGATGATCTAGATCTTGATGAGGCCATCGGCCGTGTGGCCGAATTCTGGCAATCCGCACCATTTAGTCCCTATTATCTAGATCCCGACAATACCAGTAATTGGCCCGATCCCTGGACGCTTCTTTTGGAAAATTACTACTGTGATGTTGCAAAAGCTCTTGGAATGCTGTACACTATCAAGTTGACTGTGCATGACCCTGATATAGAACTACGGGTCTATTACGATGAACGCAATCGGGTAAACTACAATTTAGTTTGGATCAGCGAAGGAAAATATGTACTTAATATGACCGACGGAGTGGTGTTAAATAGACAACACATACCTAACACCTTTAAATTGAAATCCAATTATTTGGGTTCGGAATTGATTAAGCAATAACTACAGCTGATTGAACAGAGGAAGCAATGAATCAAATACTAGTAACCAAAAGAAGCGGTAGCAAAGAGCCGCTCAACATAGAAAAATTACACAAAGTAGTATTTTGGGCCACAGAAGGTATAACAGGCGTCAGCGCCAGCGAAGTAGAAATCAAAAGCCATATACAATTCTACAATGGCATTCGCACCGAAGATATACAAGAGACCTTGATCAAATCGGCCGCCGACCTTATCAGCGAAGAAAATCCCAATTATCAATATGTGGCAGGGCGACTCTTGACCTATCACATACACAAACAAGTCTACGGCGACTATAAACCTTGGCCGTTGAAAAAGATTGTCGAGCGAAACGTCAGTATTGGATATTATACCAGAGAGCTGTTGGAAAATTATACCGACGAGGAATTTGCCGAGCTAGATCGATACGTTGATCACAAAAAAGACGAGCAATTCACTTACGTGGCCATGGAACAATGGCGTGGCAAATATCTGGTACAGAACAGAGTCACTGGTGAGATCTACGAAACTCCGCAAGTGGCCTATATGATGATCGCAGCCACATTGTTTATGTCCTATCCACGACACAGTCGTCTTGGATGGGTCAAGCGTTATTATGATGCCATTAGCGATTACGATATCAGCCTACCCACACCTGTGATGGCTGGTGTGCGTACTCCACAAAAACAATTCAGCAGTTGCGTGCTGATCGAGACCGGAGATAGTTTGGATTCGATCAATGCCACTGCCAGTAGCATAGTGAAATATGTGAGCCAAAAAGCCGGCATCGGCATCGGCGCAGGTAGAATCCGCGCCTTGGGATCGCCTATCCGCAACGGTGATGCCTATCATACCGGTGTAGTTCCATTCTACAAGATGTTCCAGGCTGCCACTCGTAGTTGCAGCCAAGGTGGTGTGCGCAACGGGGCAGCCACCCTGTACTATCCCATATGGCACTTAGAAGTGGAAGATCTCTTGGTGTTAAAAAACAACAAAGGCACCGAAGAGAATCGTGTGCGCCACATGGACTATGGCGTGCAATTCAACAAACTCATGTACGAAAGACTAATCTCTGGCGGTGATATTACATTATTCTCTCCGCATGATGTTCCAGAAATGTATGAAGCCTTCTTCAATGATCAAGACCGCTTCAAAGAACTCTACGAGCGTGCCGAGCGCAATACCAAACTACGCAAGAAAACATTCAAGGCCATTGATCTTTTTAGCAGATTCATGCAGGAACGCAAAGACACTGGTCGCATTTACTTACAGAATGTAGACCACGCCAATACACACAGTCCGTTTGATGAAAAGACTGCACCTATAAAAATGAGCAACCTCTGCTGTGAAATTGACCTGCCCACTGTGCCGTTGGACGATGTCAATGACGAGAATGGAAGAATCGCTCTTTGCACATTGTCGGCTATCAACTGGGGCAATGTCAAACGGCCCGAAGATTTCCAGGGTATGTGTGAACTGGCGGTGAGGGGTCTAGATGCCTTGCTTGATTATCAAAATTATCCCATCCGGGCCGCCGAACTCGCTACCAGAGAATTTCGCCCTCTGGGCATAGGCATCATCAACTTGGCCTATTGGTTGGCCAAGAATGATCTGAGTTACAGCGATCCACGTGCATTGAGTCTAGTTGATGAATATGCTGAGGCCTGGAGTTATTATCTCATCAAAGCGTCAGCAGATCTTGCTAGAGAGCGAGGCGCATGTGAACGATCTCGCGACCTTAAAAGCGCCAGTGGAATACTGCCTGTTGATACACGCAAAATTGAGGTGGATGAGTTGATCCCACATCAAGAACGCATGCCATGGGGAGAGTTGCGGGACCAAATAAAAAAATTCGGCCAGCGCAATGCCACATTGATGGCCATCATGCCAGCTGAAACGTCGGCACAGATTTCTAATGCCACCAATGGCATCGAACCACCAAGAAGTTATGTGTCAGTGAAGCAAAGCAAACATGGAGTACTCAAACAAGTGGTACCCGAGTTCCGACGGTTAAAAAACAAATATGAATTACTATGGGATCAATCTAGTCCCGAAGGTTATCTCAAAATCTGCGCAGTGCTACAAAAATATATTGATCAGGGCATCAGTGTCAACACCTCGTACAATCCTAGATTCTATGAGGACGAAAAGATTCCCATGAGTGAGATGCTCAAGCACCTAATCATGTGTTACAAGTATGGTACCAAACAACTCTACTATTTCAATACCAACGACGGACAAGGCGAAATAGATATAGAAAAATTAGTTAATGTCAAACAAGAAGATAAATCTACTCAGCTACTTGACGATCAAGAAAATTGCGATAGTTGCGTAATCTAATAGAAATGAAACCAAGGCATAATTTATGACTGTTTTTAATACTTCATCTACCAAACATACCGAAGCATTGGCTTTCCTAGATCCCAATGGCCCCACTAGCATACAAAGATACGAAACACTGAAATATCGACAATTTGACAAACTCACAGACAAACAGCTAGGTTTCTTTTGGCGTCCTGAAGAAGTGGACGTCATGCGAGACGCCAAAGATTTCAAAGAACTCACGGAACACGAACAACATATCTTCACCAGCAATCTTAAACGACAGATCCTATTAGACTCGGTGCAAGGACGCAGCCCAAATCTCGCGTTCTTGCCTTTGGTCAGCCTCCCGGAACTGGAGACCTGGATTGAGACTTGGGCCTTCAACGAAACTATTCACAGTCGCAGTTACACACACATCATCCGTAACGTGTATTCTGATCCTTCTCGCATCTTCGACGAAATGATGGATGTCAAAGAGATCGTAGACTGTGCCGCCGGCATTAGTCGTTACTACGACGATCTCATTGATGCCAGCCAGTGGTATCGTATGCTGGGCGAAGGCACACACACCGTCAATGGAAAAACTATTGTCGTTGATCGAAAAGAATTAAAACGGAAACTATGGCTGGCCCTGACATCTGTGAACGCACTCGAAGGTATACGTTTCTATGTGAGTTTCGCTTGCTCCTGGGCCTTTGCGGAACTCAAAAAGATGGAAGGTAATGCCAAAATCATCAAGCTCATCTGCCGGGATGAAAACATACATTTAGGGTCCACGCAAACCCTACTCAAATTGCTGCCACAGGATGACCCGGAGTTTGCTGAGATTCGCGAAGAGACCCAGGGCGAATGCGAACAGATCTATTTCGAAGCCGCCGAGCAAGAAAAACAGTGGGCCGAATATTTGTTTCGTGATGGCTCCATGATCGGTCTCAACAAGCAGTTGCTCTGCGATTACGTAGACTGGATACTTTGTAAACGTATGACCGCTGTGGGGTTGAACTGTGGTATCAAGCCTGGATCTAATCCTTTGCCCTGGACTGCCAAATGGATCGCTGGTGCTGAAGTGCAGGTAGCGCCACAGGAAACCGAAATTACCACCTATGTGATTGGCGGCACCAAGCAGGATGTCAATACCGACACATTTAAAGGTTTCAGTCTTTAATCCCTCAAAAAGCCAGCGATAAATATCTAACAAGGATATTTGCGCTGGCTTTTCCTATGAAAAATAACAACAAAGAGAGAAAAAATGTTAACTGTTTACTCAAAAACTGTGTGCCCTTACTGCGTCAACGCCAAGAACTTCCTCCGGGCCCGTGGTATCGACTTCCAGGAAGTCAACATCGAAGAGGACGATGCTGCGAGAGAATTTTTGCGTGAAGCCGGGCATCGTACTGTGCCACAGATCTACAAAGATGGAGAAGTGTTTGTAGAAGGTGGGTGGGCCGGCCTATCAAAATTGTCTGTGGAAGAATTGAATTCTAAATTAGGAAAATAAATGCTTATCAGCCCTTCAACCATCGACGTCAATGACGTCGCGACATTCAAACTCGTCAATGGCGACGAGATTGTAGCCAAAGTAGTGGAAAAACACGACGATCGAGTAAAAATTGAGAGACCTTTTGTGGTCATTCCCAATCAAAACGGTCTCGGTATCATGCCAGTGTTGTTTAGTGTAGACAACGGAAAACCAGTAGAAATATTACGACAGCATATCATGATGATGGCGCTCACATCTGACGCTATCAAGAATCATTATGTGCAGACCACCACGGGGATAGCGATCTAAAACCATGCCAGCAGCCGCAAGAAAAACTGATCCCGACGACAGTGACGGAATGGTCAACGGCGACGTGGCCTCCACAGTGTTCATCAACGGTCTTCCTGCGGCCATGTTGGGTAGTTTAGATGTGGATCATGCTCCCTACGGACCACCACACCCACCTCATGTGCCTAATCCCATAGTGGCAGCTTCTGGAACGGTGTTCATCGAAGGTCGACCCGCGGCCAGAGCTGGAGATCCATTCCAATGTGGGCATGTGGTAGCTGCGGGCAGTCCTGATGTGAGTATTGGGGGCTAACGATGGCACAGACTCCGATCATATTGTTGGCCATGGACTATCTCCTCAAAGGTGATGGACTAAAACCCGCCAAAGCAGTTACGCAGGCACTGGCAGCGTGTGGCCCATTAAGAACCTACGGTGGTGGAAGTGAAGAAGAAGGAGAATCCTCAGACCCCAATGCTGGACTCGATGATTTGCCGATAGAAACAGTGTTAGGCAATGTAGAAGCAAGGATTGAAAGATTGTTGGGTCCCGGTGAACAAGGTATACGTAGATTCGTCAGTATCTTTTCTTCGGCTAGTGGAGCATCATCAATGACCACTGGTATTTTAGATGCCGCTTCAGCCTTAAAAAATTTCCAATCCTTTACTGATTTCGGACCCAACATCAACAACATCCAAGACCTGGTCACCGGTGGAAAAACTGGCTCTTTTCCTGGAGGTGCCGAAGCTTTGGCCAAAATCGGCAATAGCCTCAAAGGGTTTGGTACCATGTACAGTCCAGATTCATTGGCTGACATGGGCAAGGCATCGTCGCTGATCAAGAACCTTAGTTCGCAGAACGCTCTGCCGTCTTCGGTGATGCAACGTCTGGATAGCGCCGGTATCAACATTGACAACATGTCCGATGCCGACGAAGCAACTTTGAAAAAAATACTGTCAGAAGTCAATGGGGCCGATCTCAAAATGATTGGCACAGTTACAAAATTTCCCGTGGAAAAACTAGGTAATCTCGGAGATGCACTTGATGCCAACAAGGTGCTACCAGCCGGGGCACTAGCAGCCATCCCAAGGCCATCGGGCAGTTCGTCTTCGTTTGCCAGCGACATCGGCGGATCCTTTTCATCTATCCCTGGCGGAGCTTCCACCGGACCTATTGCCAATCTGGGAGGATCTTTGTATTCCAGCACAGCCGACGAAGATCTCACATACACCGGCAACGATTATATCGTTTGGGATCGAGTCAATGCTGAACGTAGAAAAAGAGGGTTGTCCAGCCTCGAGGACATAGGATCTCCACGTCCTGATGAAGATGCTGAAGTGACCGGAACGCAAGTTGGTGGCGGTGGTGACATGATGTCGTCGTTGGGTACTAGTTTAGAATCTGTGGCTGGATCTGGTGATTTGACTGATATCGGAAAAAAATTGTCATCAGTGAAGGTGCCTGAACTCCGGCACCTTATGGCTGCGCCTCCTGATTTTGGTGCTGTAGCTGGATCTCTCAAGAATAAATTCACTACTATCCCTCTTCCCAATATGTCATCGACTCAAATACCTGGGGCATCACGAGAAGGATTGGCATCTCTATTTGCTCAAACCAACATTTCGCCTTCGTCGAGTTTCAGTGTGCCCAGCATACCTGGTCATATTCCCAACGTGCCTAAGATACCTGGTGTGCCCAGTATACCATTGAAGATTGACGGATTCGCACCCGGGGGAGCCATTGACACGTCATTGTACACAAAAACCGCCGATGAAGATCTCACATACACCGGAGATGATCATATTGTTTGGGATCGAGTCAACACAGAAAGACTCAATCGTGGTCTTCCGGATCTGGCAGCTATCGGATCACCGAGACCCGAAGAACCTCCGCCACCACCGGGAGCCACGCCCAACGGTACGCCGGGAGTTTTCCAGATGTTAGGTACCATCGCTTCAGAAGGTCCCATATTACCCCACTTGCAATATCTCGCGCAAGTATCGGCAGTACTACCCGGTCCGGTGGACGTGGGTGCCGTATCTTCGGCCTTGGCCAATATCCAAGTGGCCTTAGACCAGGAAGAAGGAGCACTCACCAGCGCCGGTGTTGATCTCAAATACGATGGCCCCACTGGCTATGTGGGAGTCACGGCCTTTGCTGAAAAACTACACTCCATCGGGGTGGACAAACAAGGTCTGGGACTGGACCGATTTATCGAGGAATTGGCTCTTGCGGCCGATTCACCGGGCGGGGATTCAGTGATCGCTGCCCTCTATGAAGGCAAGAATTTGGCGGCGTGAGCCACCATTATCTACCCAGAAAACCTTGCTTTCATACTAAAAAACCTGTATAATAATATCATATATTGGGATATAACGGTGTTTATCTCCGATCTCAACGGCCTTACATAATTAAACCTTTAAAGAAAGGAGACAGAAACAAATGCAATTCTCATCAGTGGCAAATGAATCGTTGTCTCTAGACACAGTATCTTTGGCAACAAAGATCTTGTTTATGTCCGTGGCATTTCTGTTCGCGGCTGTTTGTTTGTTTTTGGTAGTTGACTCGAAATTTCATTCATTGAAAATGAGCGGTGAACCATGGAACCAGAATTTCACTACTGCTGCCGAGCGTGATCGACAACTGGAATGCCTGGCTCTCAATATCTATAAAGAAGCCGGGTACGAACCGTTTGAAGGCAAAGTGGCGGTTGCACAAGTCACACTCAATCGTGCTGCCTCGGGAAAATTCCCCAGCGAGATCTGCCAGGTAGTCTATCAAAAAAATGTAGTTTATCAGCGAGTGGTATGTCAGTTCAGTTGGTACTGTGATTCGGTACATCGTGCTCGTCCCATCAATCCTGCAGCCTATCAAGAAAGTATGATAGCGGCCAAACGTGTGTTGTTGGAAAATTATCGACTTCCTGGGCTCAAGGATGCCTTGTATTATCATGCCGACTATGTCAATCCCAATTGGCGATTGCATAAACTGACCAAGATTGGTCGACATATTTTCTATGCTCCCCGTGAAGGAATCTAACGTGCCTTATTTCAAAGAATTCAAAGATCGTGTTATTGCTTACGCTAAATCTCATTCTGACAAGATGTCAGCAGACACCATGGGATGGCTAGCAATGATAATGTTACACATGGCCACTATTCCCACGCTGTTGGCCATACTCACTGGGCTCACCGACAACACGCCCACTCTTGACGTGGTGTTTTTTCTTTGGTCTGCCTTGGCATTGTTTTATATCAAGTCCGTGATCAACAAAGATACACTCATCATGGTGACCATTAGCCTGGGTTTCATGATACAGGCTGCATTGATGGCCCTGATAATGTTTAAGTGAATTCTAGATGTTTTTTGATCTTTACTATCGCGTACTAGAGATCTCAGAAAAAAACTCAAGGAAAAAAGTCACTGCACCACAGCTCACCGGTCTGGTGCGAAAATTGCTGGATCCACTAGATTATTCAGTAGTGACTTCCCGGGATCCAGCAGTGAGTCCCGACATGGTGATAGTGGCCGGTATCTATGATTGCTGGAACGACAGCGTGGGTGTTCCGAGCATAGAAATTTCTCTGTGCTATCATCCCGAACAACAATACTTTTTTTTGGATCTACTAGATTGGCCGAGATTGGCATTTGATTTTGCCGAATGTGTGGTACATGAAAAGATACATCAAGAACAGCATCGACAACGTAAAAGATTTTCAAAATATCGAAGTTTTTCCATAGATGAATCATTGAAAAGAGAGCAGGAGTATCTCGGTGCCGGCGAAGAAATCGAAGCCTATGGTTTCAGCATCGCAGCCGATAGCATAGTCAATGATCGCCCCTGGAAAATGTGTGACATGTATCAAGTCTATGCCACGACCTTTCTCGACGACCCAAATGTGGTAACAAAACTAGAAAAATCTATCGTTAAATATCTAAAACAACTGGAGCTCGATCATGGCCTACGAACAAGAAGAGCAAGACCTCAATGATTTTTATCAAGAAGAATTGGG